CGGAGCCCGCATGACCGATACGTCTGCGCCCGATTGGGCTGCAATCAGATATCGCTACGAGGAGACACAGGACAGTATCCAGGACATCTGCAACGACATTGGCCTCGCGCGGAGTCGCTTTGAAACGCGCCGCCGGCGTGAGCGGTGGCGTCGGCGAAATCCGCGGCCATTCCCACCTTCCCGAAAGATGACTGAGGCTGAGATCGTCGAGACTGCTTCTGCGGTTCCAGTCGCAGAGGCGGTCTCGATGGAGTTGGCGGAGATGCCTGGGCTCGATGTGCAGAACGGCGACACGTCTGCCGGCGCGCGCATTGCGCCGCCAGCGCCACGCCACCGGCTACTGGAGCGTCTCGTTGCAGCAATCTCCATGAAGCTCGAGCAGTTGGAGCGACGAATGACAAACGACCTTGCCGCCGGTGAGGACTCGACCGCAACGGATCACGAACGCGAGGCGCGTGCGATCGGCGCACTTATCGACAATCTCGAAAAGATAACGGAGATCGAAACTGGCCTCGGAAACGCCTCCGGGAAATCCGGTCCCGCCGCAATCGCCACCGATCTTGCAGACGAGGCGGACCGATGCCGCCGTGAGCTTGCGGATCGCCTTCAACGCCTCGTTGAGGCTGCCGAAAGGAGCTCGTGAGGCTGCGCTTTGCAAGCTGCTCAAAGATACTGATCTATCACGTTTTGTTTTGCACGATTGGCAAATCTGGGCGCGCGATGATCAATTGCCACCCCTTTACTCGTCGATAGGCAAGCCGTGGCGCACATGGTTGCTACTTGGTGGACGCGGCTCGGGCAAAACGCGCGCAGGCGCCGAGTGGGTGCGGGCGATCGCGCTGGGCCTATGGCCGGGCGAGCCGCGTGCGGCGCGTATCGCGCTCGTCGGGCCGACACAGGCGCACGTTCGTTCGGTGATGGTTGAAGGCGTGTCGGGTCTCATGTCGATCCATCCGCGAGGAGAGCGTCCGGTGCTGGAGATTTCGAAAAGCCAGATCGTCTGGCCGAAAACCGGAGCAATAGCGCAGTTCTTTTCGGCCGAGGATCCAGAGGGGCTGCGCGGGCCACAATTTGATGCGGCCTGGTGTGATGAACTTTGCCGTTGGAACCGAGGCAATCGCGCCTGGGATATGCTTCAATTTGGGCTCCGGCTTGGTACTCTGCCGAGACAGGTCGTGACGACGACGCCCCGTGCTACAAAGCTGCTCAAAGCGATTGTTGCGGACGAAGCCACTGCAATCACTCGTGCGCGCACGAGTGATAACGCAGCGAATCTCGCGCCCGCATTCATCGCGGAAGTCACGCGCATGTATGCGGGCACAGCGCTCGGGCGACAGGAGCTCGAAGGGGAGGTTGTCACCGAGCGTCCCGATAGTCTTTGGCAGAGAAAATGGATGGTCGAAGCGCGCATCTCTCGCGCTCCGGAAATGCATCGGATTGTTGTTGCCGTCGATCCGCCGATCACCGCGACTGAAAATGCGGATACATGCGGTATCGTTGTTGCCGGCCTAGGTCCCGACAACCGCGCCTATGTTCTCGCAGACCGCTCGCTTCAAGGACGCGATCCGGCAACCTGGGCTCGTGCTGTGGTTGCTGCTTTCCGCGACTTTGCAGCGGATCGGATCGTTGCGGAGGCCAATCAGGGCGGCGATCTCGTCGTCAATGTTAGCCGCTCAGTTGACTCTAATGCCCCTGTGAAGAAGGTGCATGCGAGCCGTGGCAAGTTTGCTCGAGCGGAGCCGATCGCCGCACTTTATGCGGAAAGCCGGGTTGTCCACGTTGGAGAATTTCCGGCACTTGAGAACCAGATGTGCGACTTCGGTCCCGAAGGGCTTTCCGAGGGTCGGAGCCCGGACCGCGTTGACGCTCTGGTGTGGGCCCTCTCTGAACTCATGCTGACCACTATTCGCGATCCGGTTATCCGACGGCTCTAGCATCATTGCTGACACGATAGCAGCGCTTTCATGGCGTCGTAGCGATCAAGTTACCAGTTGAATAATCATGCCGCTCGTGACCGTTCAGCGGGAGCAGTTTGCGCGCATGGGCTTCGTGTCGCCGTCTTTATGCGATTGCCGCGGCAAAGCTGACGGCGCAATCACAGGATTAAAGTGTATGCCCATTCCCGGCTCCGGATTTGGCGCGCGTTTTGCTGCGTCTCTGGCACGAACATTCGGTGCTCAGAAAACCTCAAAGTCAGTTTTCATCGGGAACAGTGAAAATCGCACTGGCGCGAGGGCGGTATCGACGCCGCGCGTGCTCGATGGCGTCGATCAGAAGGCGTCTCGCACAGGGCCGGTCATCGCATTCGAAAATCTGCGACGCCCCGTCTGGACGCCGCGCGACTACCGTTCATTCGCGGAAGAAGGCTTTCGCCAAAATGCGATCGTTTATCGCTGTGTCGAGATGATCTCAGAGTGTGCGGCCTACGTGCCGCTGCTGCTCTACGCAGGAGATCACGAGATAGACGAGCATCCGCTCAAGGAACTCATCCGGCGTCCAAACAGTCATGAAACATGGGCTGAATTCATGCAGCGACTCGTCGGCTTTCTGCTGGTGGCTGGGAACGCTTATGTCGAAGCTGTTGCCATCGACGATCAGTTGCGTGAGCTGCACTTGCTCCGACCAGACAGAGTGCAAGTCGTACCTGGCAGTGACGGCTGGCCCGAAGCTTTTGATTACGCGGTCGGTGGACGCTCCGTGCGGATTTCTGGTGAGGCGGCGGAGGGCGTGCGGTCTGTTCTTCACATCAAACTGTTTCACCCGGCCAATGATCATTATGGGCTCTCGCCGCTTGAGGCGGCTGCATCGGCGATTGATCTCCACAACACGGCGGCTCGCTGGAACAAGTCTCTACTCGATAATTCCGCCCGTCCGTCAGGCGCCATTGTCTACACCGCTCGCGATGGCAATCTGACAGGCGAGCAAATAGAGCGTCTCAAGGCAGAACTCGAGGCTGGATTTCAAGGGGCGGGCAACGCCGGTCGCCCATTGCTGCTTGAAGGTGGACTGGATTGGAAAGCCATGTCTCTTTCGCCAAAGGATATGGATTTTATTGAAGCCCGGCATGTTGCGGCGCGCGAGATAGCGCTCGCTCTGGGTGTTCCACCAATGCTTCTCGGCATTCCAGGAGACAATACCTATTCAAATCTCGCAGAAGCGCAGCGCACCTTTTGGCGTACAACAGTTCTTCCGATGGTTCACCGTGTTGCATCGCAGTTTTCTGTCTGGCTCGCGCCGGGCTTTCGTTCCGTCGACATTTCGAGCGATCTGCTAAGTACCGCGACTATCGAGCTTCGTCCCGATATCGACAATCTTCCTGCCTTGGCTGCTGAACGTGAAGCACTCTGGGCGTCTCTTGAGCGGACATCGTTTCTGACGCGTGACGAAAAGCGAGCGATTGCCGGCTTCTCGCCCGATGAAATGCGTGGGCCCTGATCACAAGCCGAGAAGCTGTAGTCTGGAGACAATGCCATGTCCCAATATTCTGAGGCGAGGTTCACTCCCATCGACCTCAAGTCGATAGACAATAATGGTGTATTTTAAGGTTATGCGTCTTTGTTCAATACCGAGGATCTCGGGCGTGACCTCATTGTGCCGGGTGCCTTCCGAGAGAGTCTTGCTCGAAAGGGAGCTCGAGGCATCCGTCTTCTATTTCAACATCGGCCGGATGAGCCCGTGGGTGTATGGGAGCTGTTGAAGGAAGACGAGCGCGGTCTGTTTGCCCGCGGCCGGCTGGCGACCGATGTCGCACGCGCGCGAGAAATCCTCTCGCTCATGCGCGCCGGCGCGATCGACGGACTTTCTATCGGATTTCGCGCCTTGAAAGCCCATCGCGATCGTGTCCGCAGCATTCGACGGATCGAAAAGGCCGATCTCTGGGAAATCTCCATCGTTACATTTCCCATGTTGCCAGGTGCGCGCATCCGCAATGTCAAGAGACGCGCGTTTTCTGCCACGGCTCCGACGGGCCGCGAATTCGAGCGCAGACTCACGCACAGCGCTGGCCTTACGCGCTCCGAGGCGAGGGCGCCGCT